GTGTCGGCAGTTACGGACCCCTAAGATTTGACTACCCCCCCTTGACTACCGGCGGGGGCAGCCCTGGATGTAGTGGTTGCCCAGGGCGACAGACACTAGATGTTGTGGTTTTTGGGGGTTTTCAGGCACTATTGGGCTGCCGGTCAGGCTTTAGAATGCCCTACAAGGGGGCGGGCGTGGCTACTAGGGTGATTCTATGGGTCAAAGGGTCAATGGGCTGTAATCGGCTCACAAGGCTAATTAGGGGGTGATTTGGCATGCACCTGGATCGATTGAGAATTCAAGGGTTTTTAGTTGCCTATTTGCTAGGGGTTGCAGGGTTATCGGGGTGCAGGGCTAGGGCATCCCTTGGGGCGGTGAATTGTTTTTCTTTTCTTTCCGCCCTGATCTTTTTGCAGGGTTAGGGGTCAAGGGTATGGCTAACCCCCTAGGGCGGGGGTGTCCTAGGGGGTAGCGGTTAGGGGTTGCTAGTTGCGGGTTATGGCTCTAGACATCCATCCGAACATAATTCCAAGGGCTAAGCCTAAGCCTAGCAACACGGGGAAAAGGGTCACGATTATGGTCAAGGCAATAGCCCATAACAAAAGACGGACCAACAAGGGGGGCGGGGTGGCGGGTGCAGCGTGTCTCCCTTTACCCTTTGCGTGTCTGCCCGCCACTAGTTATCACCCCAAGAAATAAAGTCATCACACTGATCTTCTTGCAGGGCTAACCATGCAACTACGCCCCAAAGTTGGCTAGGGGCATCTTCTCCCCATGTCTTGAGACATTCAAGCAATTCGGCATAATTGCCCGCCTTTAGTAGGTATTGCATTTCTAGTAAGTAATCATTCATCTTGCCCATTCTCCTAGTTCTTCCGTGTCCTTATGTAGTTGCCCCACAGTCTGTCTTGACTGTAGGTAATCGCTTGTGTGTATGTCTCTTCCATGATTCGGATTTCTTCTTCTTCCAACTGCCCTAACTGCAATTCGATTAGTTTCCTAAGTGTGTGCCAATTCTCATCCGTTAGGTGCTCAAGGTAATCGCTTAGTTTCATTCTCTGCCTTCTTCCATGCACCAAGAACACAAATAGGAATCATTCTTGTAATCGTATTTTCCTTCTTCATAGTGTTGCCAAGTTTCACAAATACGGCACTGAGCATCATCCGAGAATCTAATTTCAATGCCCATAAGTTCCGCCAGACTTTCGGCGTGAATACTTTCGCCAAACAATTCGCCAGCAATGTCGCACAGAATCTCAAAATCAGTTTGCAGAATGTGAAGAATTCCATCGATCCGGTGGATTAGGTTATCTCCCTGCCATTCCCACACATAGACATAAGTTCCTGAATTTGCGTATTTCAGTTCTATGTCTAATTCTTTTTCTTGATAGGTGATTCTCATTCTTCTGATTCTCCTTCTTCTAGTTCCTTCTTTATTTCTTCCCAGACACTAAGGGCGGTTTCAATGTAGTAAAAAGAAAGATCAACCTGCATAAGTTGCAAGATTCCGCCTTCATTCTTTTGCGTGTCGTATCCGTATTCTTTCCATCGGTCCATGAATTCAGAATCTAGGCGAATCCATTCTTTGATTATTTCGCTGTAATAAATAGGAATTAGAGAATCTGCCAATTCGGTTACTAAGTCCTCGGGGTAGCTTGATTCTTTTATTTGGTCAATTTCTTCTAATAGGTATTTTTTTATTTCTTCCCGTGTTTGCATTCTTTCCTTCTTTCGTTAGTTGTTTGGTTTTCTCGGGTAGTAGCGGTTTTTTGCCTCGGGAAAGTCTTGAGCTAATTCCGCCCAAGATAATTTTCCAGTTCTATTTGCATGAAATTGGATTTGTTTTTTTAGTGCCCTAATTCCATTCGGGTGCAGTGAATAGTGAACTTTTGAATTATCAAAAGACCCTAATTCCCCATTCGTTACCCAGAATCCGATTTTGGGATGGTTGGTTTTCACTTTGTATCTTCCTTCTTTCGTTAGCTAGTTGATTTTTTCGGTTATGTGATAAACATCCTGTATGTGTTCTACACATCCACAATTTTCTATCGATCCGGCAGCGGGATGGTCAAGGCAGTCACCGCCACCCAACTGGTAAGAATCGTATTTGTTTTCTGCATCTTCTTCCGTGTTTGCCTTTATTTCTAAAGTTTCGCAAACTACTGCCATTCTGTAGGTGTTCACTTTCTCCTTCTTTCTTTTCTAGTTGGTAACGCCATAATCAAGCATGCGCCTAGGTAAACAAATAAAGCCAAAAAAAGATCAATGAATAGTTGGTCCATTAGATAACTTCCAAATCTTCGTAACATGGCTTTTCAGTAATTAGAAAATCCGCATTCGGGTGCATGCCAGACAGAATCCGTCCATCGCCTAGCCAAGACCAGACACGGTATTCACCATTAGCAATTTCTAGCTCTTCCCCTTCTCCTTCGTCATTCGGGTCAAAGGTATAAAGGTATTCGCATCCGCACCATTCGGCGGGGTTGCTTTTGTTTTCTTCTTCATGGTCATAGCACCATGCACCAGTATCTTCATAAATACGGGGCACAAATTCCTTCTTCCATTCTTCAAACTTCACTTCTTCCTTCTTTCGTTAGGCGGTTGCCCGCTGTATAAAAGTAACAAAATCCAGGGGGCGGGCTAGGTTGCAGATGGTTACAAATTGGTAACAATTCCGGCGGGGTTGGTCAGGGGGTCAGGGGTCAGGGGCGGGGGCGGTCAGGGGTCAAGGTTGCGGGTCAGGGGCGGGGTCAGGATGGCGGTTTTCATGATCTTAGGGCGATGCGAACAAATGTTCGATTTTTGAACCCCGTGCATAATTTTTCGCACTTTTTGTGTATTTGTATATAGCTTTCCAACCGAATTTTTGCGTTAAGGCTTTTGAACCGAATTTTTGGTTTTTGGAAAGTGCTGATTATTTCAAAGGTTTGTCGCCTCGGGAAGCATTGCAAGATCGGTGAGCTGGCAGCAAAGGCGATCGTGGGTCTCCTGGTATTAGGTGGTCAGCTTGCCAAGGGTCTAGGGGTTTGTAGCCTTCTTTGCAGATGTGGCAGATTACGGCGTTATCTCGTACTGCTTTGGCACGGCGTTTGTAATCGCCTGAGTATTGTCCGGTAAGCCGTTTGCGTAAGGCTCTGGCTTGCTCACGCTCTGGGTTTGGCTGAGGCTTATGTTCTTCGCATTTATTAGAGCCACGGCTGAGCTTGCCACAGACGATGCAAGGTGCTCGAAAGTTATAGCCTTTCATTTGTCTGTGGAGTAAAACCCTTTGCCGTTGAACCGAATGTTTGGCACTGAGGGCTTGCGGTACATCATGCCGTCACAGTTATCGCATTCAATCTCAGGCTCTTCAGTTATAGGGTGAGAGATTTCAATTATTTGCCCGCATGGACATTCATAGACATAGATAGGCATCACAGTTTGTGGACAGTTCCAGAGAACCCCACCCCCCTCTCTAAGAAGAATGTAACTAGCCCTGGGACCGAATCTTCGCCTGAAGCTTTGCGGAACCAGTTAGATCCGTTATCAAGCGTGCTGGCAGAAATTAGGAATCGGGAATGACCGCTAGGCGTGCTACCTAGCTCAGTTACACGAAGGTGATGCCAGTGACCATGCACCAGCGTGGTTGCATCAGAGATTGGCTGTTTGCCGAAACTTTGCTTTCGCCAGAAGTCCGGTACAGATTCTGGTCTGTTACCTGCCTGGTGTCCGTGAATTACACCGAGCACATGGAACTGATCACCGAATACATCGATGGCTAGTGATTCATCCCAAGGCTGAGGCTCTACAAATCGCATGTTTAGTTGCTTTTCTTTTGCGAGCCGAGCAAGCTGGCGACCGATGAACACGCCCCAGTCATCAGTGCCCTTGCCAACCTGCTGTTTGTTTACACGCCACTGACAGTGGTTAGAGCCGACCGAAGCGTAGGTAATGTCCGGCACAAGTTCGTAGATGGCGGTCAGGGTATCCCATGCGAATGTCAGGGCAAGATCTACCTGCTCCATAATCGATAGGTCATTGCTTTGCAACTGCACCATGTCTGCTGCATTGTTGAAACCTTCAACCGTATCTCCAAGGTCACAGAAGATAATTCGATCCGGCTTCTGTTCCCGTATAAGGCTTTTCAACCGAATTTTTGTAAGTTCGACTCTTTCGATAAGGCTTTGGGAGTCGCCTCGATAATCGACCTTGCCAACCTGTAAGTCTGACCATAGAACTACTAGAGCCTTCTCTTCTGGCTTAGGTAGCTTATTGACTTTGACCTTCTTCTTCGCCTCAGCAATTAGAAGCGGTAGGTCGGCTCCGATAGTTTTCTTGCGAAACTGAAACCTGTAACTAGTCAGCCACTCGCCGTCATAGCGTTGCCATTGCGATGTTCTAACGGTGTTACCGATCACTTCATACTCAGCGGGGTCGTAGCCACGCTCTCTAAGGAAGTCATCAAAGTTAGGCTGATTGAGTAAGCCTTCGGTTGTGGCAGTTCCCTGACTGCCATCGAACTCCACGCCTGGGCGTAGGTCTTTGGGCACAACTACCTTTGGGGCTGGCTGTAAGTTTTCGAGCATCTATCTATCCTCTGAAGCAAGCACAAATTTTCTTACGGTGCTTTGAAATTGTCGTATCGGCAATGCTCAATCCTTTTTCTCTAAGGGCATTAGATAAAGTTTTAGCTCCCCATAGGTCAGTGTTAGCAAGAGCATCTGCAAGTATCTGGGCATCCCCTTTAGAAAGATCCTTCATGGTTAGTTCGATTTTGCAGTACTCGCTTCTACTCTTCGGCGGCTTGAGTCCCTCTAGCACGGTTCATCCTCTTTTCTAGTTCTTTGCTTGCCACAATCGTTGCACGATCCTTGGCTTCTTGTAAATCATCATTATCAATTTGCGTGATACCTCTAGCCAGCATCAGCTTTGATAGCTCGAGCACCATGGCTAAAGCACCTAGTTCAACTCCATGCTTCAGAAGTACCCTTGCATGATTCTCTAGGTTGTCTTGGAATT